CTCATGGGTTGAGGCACGCGGCAGAATCTTGGAGAGCAGCTTGCCGAGCATCACAGCCCCTTTCCGCCCTGGACGGCTGCCCAGGTGCGCCCGGAGAGTGGGGCGCGCTGCGGCGAAATGGATCGGCGCACTTCGTCGCGGGCGCGAATCAGCTCGTCGATGCTGCGATATTCGACGCGGCGGTCGGCAAATTGCACCATGCGCTCGCCCGTGGCGATGGCGCGCTCAAGTGCGGCAAGGTCGGTTTCTGTATAGGCCATGCCGGCGATGCTGGCACGGCATGGCCTGCCGGGTCTGTCGGCGGGATTTCCGCTACCGGAGGTATCCGCTTCTGACGGTTCGTCTTGCTTGCTGCTTTACAGGCGGCGGAACCATGGCGAGCGGCTGCTCGGTATGGTCTGGCTCCGGCTGCTCCGCGCGAGCGGTTGGTGCTGGCTGGGCCTGTTGTGAGAAAAGGTCGCGCACTTGCGGCTGAATCTTTGCCTCGATCTTGTCCCACTCCGCTTGCCGCCAGCGATTGATGCCGAGGTACAGCGCAGCGGCGTAGGCGTAGACGGTGCAGTCCAGGTCTTCGTTGCGGCGCCCGACCTGTTTGACCCATTCGTGGCGCGGGTGGCCTTTGATGTACTTGGTGACCATGCGCTCTGCGGTGAGTTGCTCGAAGAACTCTCCTGGCACGGCGGCCGGGAAGTGGAAGCACCCGGCTCCTGGAGGAAGAAGGCGGAGGCGACCATAAATCAGCGCCTTTGCGGTGTCGGTACCGATAGGCCAGAGCTTTGCGCCTGACTTGATCTTGACGCCGCGATGATTGACCTCGATGTCGCTCGGCTTTCCGAGAATTGGCTTGTTGGGCTGGCTGCTGCCTTTAATAGCGAGGACATGGCGATGCATTCTCGCCCTGGTGTAGTTGTAGACGGCCTGGGTGTTGTGGCCTCCGGAGTCGACGGCAGCGGCGCCGATCATGAGGTGGCTGCCGGAAGCGTGCTGGAATGGGGCGCGGAGAATTTCGTCCAGAGCATCCCAGGTGGCCTGCTCTTCCGGGCTGCCGGATATGACCTTGCGGTCGATAAGCCACGCCTCTTCGCCGCGCCCCCACCCCCACACCAGCAAGTGCAGCCGATCTGGCTGCACGTCGATGCCGGCCGATAGCGCAAGGCAGCCAAACGGCACGGTTCCAAGCGCATAGTCCTCGACGCGTCGGGTTAGTTCGTGCTCGGCGACGCGGTCGCCGGAGTCTTCCCACGTCTCGGCGAGCCGGGTATTGACGAAGGCGCGCAGTTCGCTGGCGTCGCCAAAGGCAGCCAGTTCATTGGCGTGGTGCCATTCTTCGACAAGCTCGCGCCAACTCAGAAAGCCGAGCGGCGAGTACAGGCTGGAGAGGTGATAGCCACGCTTGCGTGGATTTCCGGCAGGGTTGATCGGTACCCATCTGGCCTGTCCTCCCAATTCAACGCAGCGCAAAAACTCGGTCTTGCTGTGCTCTTCGATGATGCAGCCGTGGTGCTTGCAGACGTAGTGGGCAGTTTCTGGCAACGGCTGGCCGTCTGCGTCCTTATGCCACTTTAGGCCGTAGGGCTTGTCGGCACCCCATTCGAGCGCCTGCAGTTCTCCGCAGTGCGGACAGGGTACGTGGTAGAAGCGCTGGTCGGTTTCGATGAAGGCGGATTCAATCCGGCTCATGCCCTTGAGTGTCGGCGTGCTGGTTTTGAGCCGCTTGCGGCGCGAGAAGGTGGATTGCCGTGCCTCGGCCAGGCTGATCGGGTCGCCTTCGCCATCTACGTCCAGCGGATAGGCGTCTATTTCGTCAAAAAAAATGTCGCGGATCGGCATCGAGCGCAGGCCGGCGGCGCTATTGGCACCGGCCACCACCATGAAGCCGCCCGCGTATTCCTTGAGCAGAATGGTGTTTGAATCGTCGCGGCTGCGGTTCTCCGATACCTTGCGCTTGAGCGCCGGGGATTCCTCGATCATCGGAGATAGGCGCTGGCGGCTAAAGCGCTTGGCGGTGTCGATGGTCGGTTGCACGATCATCAACGGGCCGGGCTGCATGTCGATCACGCTGCCAACCCAGTTTCCACCCACGGTGGTTTTTGAAGTTTGCGCCCCCCACATCAGCACCACTTCCTCAACCTGACTGTACGGACTGAGGGCGTCCTGCGGTTCCAAGGCATACGGCGTGCGCGCTACCCGGTAAGGTCCGGGTTCGGCGCTGTCCTTGGCCGATAGGACGCGGTGTTTTTCCGCCCACTCGGTGACTGTCATGCGCGGCGGCGGGGCCAGATACTCGGTAAGTATCTCGGCCACCAGCGCAGCGGCGCGTGCTTCGTCCTCGTCAATAGTCTCGGTCATGGTGAGCCTCCTCGAATGGCCGCACCCACAGATTCTCGCGGCGGCCTGTGGATAGTTTGCGGTGCGTCCAGCCCAGATCGCGCAGGATTTCGGCTACGCGCATCTGTGCGCCGCGCAACTGGCGCTCTGTCACATTGGCCAGAATCGCCTTCACCAGCGTCTCGCTGCGCACCTCGATCACCTCAGGGTGCGCGTCCAGCCATTCCTCGATCATCGGACGCAGCGGGTCTTCCATCTGCGCTGCGCGAGACTTGGCGGCAGTGGTGCTCATCGCCGCCACCATGTCGGCAGCGTCAATCTCAGCCAGTACATCCACGCCGGTTCTGCGCCGGGTGGCTTCATTCGCCCGGCCTATCGCTTGCGGCAGCCTCAGCCCCACCGCCCGGCACGAGCGCAGCATGGCGCGGAAGGTGCGGTCGGCGCTGGCCAGAATATCCGCCCCGTGATTCATCGGCGCAAAAGTCGGCGCTGGCGGGACGGCGGGTGCCGGTTCGTCCTTGACGGCAGCGTCGAGCACATCCAGCACCCAGCGGCGAAACTCGGCAGCACGCTCGGTACGGGCGAACATCGCCAGCAGATGCGCGCCGCGCAGGCTGAACACGCGGGTGTCCTGGTAGCCGCCGGGAGAAAGCAGCTTGACGATCTGCGTCATGCTCGGGGTGAATTCGTCGGAGTGGCGTGAATACACCTCGGAGAGTCGGTCTGACCTGTTGTATCCCAAGGCCCCCGCAATTTGCGGGGACGTTAGCCACATCAGCCCGTCTTTTTCGATGATGGCGAAGTTGGTATCGTGAAAAACGAGTTCAGACATGGCTTTCCCCTTTCACCAGCGTCAGGCGCGAATCGGCCAGCAGTTTGCCCATGAAGTTTTTGAAAGCGGCGTTGCGCTGCAAGTGATAGGCATGGACGTGCACATTGAACAGGCCAGGGTGCTTCGGGCAATGGGCGAAGCGGTAGCCGTCGATCGCATTGGTGTGGCAGCCCGTCTTGGCGTGGGCGGGCCATTCTGCTGCGGTCAACAGCCCGGCGGCGAGGATTTCGTCGCGGCTCACGCGCAGGTATTGGATAACCGGGCCGCTGAAGGATTTCCAGTTGATGGCGGTGGGAATCAGGGGGTGGGTCATGGCGGTACTCCTACGTTGCGGTTTGTGTTTTCCGCCTGCCCCACTTCCAAACGGGGTGGGCGGAACCGTGCAGGTTGGAAGACCGGAACGTAGGCACCGGCGAGCCTTGCGGCTCCCCGCACGGACCGCCCATTGAAGGGTGCGCCATGCTGACGAACATGAAAAAAGCCGCATTGCTGGCGGCTTGTCCGCCTACGTGTTCCGGGCTTCCAATCCCGACTGCCGTTTTTTGCGGCAGCGAGGCAACTTTAGTCCAGGCATGGGCGGCTGTCAAGCGCATGGTTATTCAACAATCTTGCTGTGAGAGGCCACCAGACGGGAGAGCGCCTGGTGGATTTCCGCATCCAGCAGATCGCGCACGCGGTTTGGGTCGCTCTCTGCTGACAGCACCTGCGCCAGCCGCGACGGCAGTTGCAGCAGGCTGTCCCGCGTCGAGGAGATCACCTTCGCCAGCATCGACTTTACCGCAGCCAATCGCACCAGTTCGCGGCGCTCTTCCGCCTCGCGCATTTCGGCCAGATTGGCTTCGGCAATTTCCCTGCGCGTGCGCGCCGCCGCATGGTCTTCGTCCGGCACGGCCACAGGCGCAATCGCAGGCCGCACTAGCGTGGATGAAGGCGCGTTGATAGGCAACGGCTTCTGCTTTGCGCCGGGTGTCGGCTTGCGCGCCGCGATATTCAGTCGCTGCTCGCGCCACGCCAGCGCGGCATCCACTGAATCAACCGGCATCCCTTGTTTCTTGAGCTTGGTGATCGCCGCCGCAGAAAGCCCCAGAGAACGGGCAATAAATGCCTGAGAAACATCACCTTTACCACTCATAATGCACCATTAACCATATTAAAAATCAACCCACTAGCGATTCTCGGCGGGTCCGAGCACCCGTACCTCCGGGGTAGTGCCAGGGTCCCCGGCCGGTTTGCGGTCTGGCTTGGCCTCGACCAGCCCAACCTCGGCGGCGAGCTTGAGCATGTTCCCGACGTGGCGCGGGCTCATGGCCGTGAGGGTGGCGATGTCCGCCTTCGGTACGTCGCGCGATGCAAGCGACGCGACGGCCTTGACCTTTCGCCAGCGCTCGAACTCGGCGAGGTTTGGAACATCAAGCGTCTCTGGAGATGGAAACATGGCAGCCAGTCTGACGACACACGTATGGCCGAGGATCTTCACCAATGGGTGACCATCAGAGCACTTTATTGGAATCCTAATCGTCGATCCGCCATAGACAGCAGCAAGCCTGACAGTGGCGCCGAATCCAATTTCAGCGGCAATATCCTCAAGAACCGTGTTGTTTGTTTGCATCATCCTTCCCCTTTCCATCTCTAATCCTTTGTTCAAATGCCCGAATGCGGGCGGTCAGTTCTCTCATTGGCTTTGCGTAATCGGCCATCATGTGTGCCCATCCTTCGACGTGCTCAACGTTCCGGGTGACGATTGCATCCCGTATTCCATCGACGAACTCCTGGGCTTCGTCCTCTGTCCATTCGCCCTGCCAGATGTTCCAGCGGCGAACCAGGCGGAAGTCGGTGCGGAGTTGGTCGATAAGCTCATCCATTCTGTCCAACATTGTGGATAACTCCAAAAACGACGTTGGACGGCGACGTTGGACGGCCAAAATCATTGCTATTGCTAAGACTGTCCAACCGTCCAACCTCGTCTATAAGAAAAGTAAAAACCACAGGAATGTATTTATTACATTTGCAGGCGCAACGTATCCGCGCGCGCGCGCACGCACGCGCACGTGTAGAGAAGTTTTCGATAATCCTATGGACGACGTTGGACGGTTGGACGGATTCAATGGCTGTGCGCATTGCAGCCGTCCAACCTCGACGTCCAACGTCGTTTTTGGAGTTATCCACAAGGTTGGACGGATGTGAAAAAACAGCGTCAGAAGCCAACTGATTCATCTTCTTCCCCGTTTATTTCATTGCCTGCAGGCTCGGCTGGCGCTGGCCGCAAATAGACCCAATCGCGCCGACCTGATGATCGTCTCCCCTTAGACCAACCGAGCTTTGCCATGAGATTTCCCGCACGCGTCGCCATGCTCCGGTTTCCATCGACCTTGCTCAGTTCAATCTCAAATGCGCCAGTGAGGATCTCATTCGTCGTGAATTCTTTCTGGTATCGCCTGTCTAGCGCATCGAGCCAGTCCTGCAGCGGGTAGAGCCAAGGATCGACAATCTCGCGCTCCTCCTGCTCCGCGAAAAAATAGAGCCGCTCTTCGTCCCTTGTAGGGTGCCAGCGATTGCCAGCCCGGTATTTATGCAGCGCCTCGGCGAATAGCTGCTCTCGCCATTCCGCCAGCTTCTGCAGGTCGATGTTCGTCACCCGCAGCGGCCAGAATCTCCGGTTTCCCGTGGTGTCCTTGAAGTATTCCCCATGGTTCGTTGTACCAGCAAAAACGCACTGGCGTGGTCGATCGACCGGGCGCCTCGCATAGGGCTCCCGGTAGCGGTCGGTCTGGATCGTCACGAACGCCTTAACAGCCGTTGTTTCTGCCTTGTTGAAGCTGTCCATTTCTGACACCTCATACAAGATCGCGCCGCTCAGCTGCATATAGGCGTCCTTGTCGCCCAGCTTGAATGGCGTCTCGGCAAACCAGTCTCCGCCAATAATACGCAAGGCCGTCGACTTGCCCTTACCCTGGGCGCCCTCGAAGATAGGCATGTACTGCATGGCGCATCCCGGCTGAAAGATTCGCGCCACCATGCCAATCAAGAAGAACTCACCGGCCAAGCGGACGAAGGTCTTGTCATCGCATCCCATGCACTCGATCAGCCAGTACGGAAGGCGCTCTATGCCATCCCATGCAGGCAGCGCATTCATCCAGTCGCGCACAGGGTGGAACTTCTCCCGGTTAGCCGCCATTGCCACGCCAGAAGTCAGCGTTCCCTCGCCCTTAATGAGCAGGTCGCAGTTCTGCGCAAGCCACAACCCGAGGTCATAATCGTCCTGGCTTGTCCATTCGCCCAGCTTTCCGCCAAACGGTGGCGCCTTGCGCTTCTCGATTCGCTGCGAGAAATCGTTGTATCCGATCACACCGTCCCACTCGGGATGCCGAGACAAGACCAGGAACACATTCTCACGGCAATCCTCAAGACCGCCGCGCGGCTTCTGAATCAGCCCGGATTCCCAATCAGCCCTTGGTCGGTGCTTCTTCCGGCTCGCGCCAGCCGGTGGAGGGGTAGAAATGCCCTCCAATCCGTCCGCCGGAGCATCCTCTGCTGGCGCAAGCAGGCGAATCTCCGTTCGCAAGAACTCGCGCAGTGCATCGCCCGTCATGCCTTCGTCGATGGCGTCGGCAATATCCCACCCGGACGGCTTCTCGCCGGGGGCCGGTATCTTAACAATCCAGACCTTGCAACCAAGGGCCAGCAGCTTCGCCGCGATCATCGAAGCAGCCAGCATGCCGGGTTGCTTGGCCTCTGGAAGCAGCGCGCCTTCCTTGTCGGTCTGGGCATCGCAGTCCGGCCAGATGATGACCTTGCGCCCGGCCAGATGCGTCCAGTCCGCCTTGTCGACGGCCTTGCTGCCGCCTGGCCACGTTACGCACGCCAACTCCGGCAACGAGGCGGCCGCTGCATCCGAGCACTTCTCGCCCTCGGTCACCAGCACCGTAGCGTTTGGCATCGCCGCTAATCGGTCCAGCCCGTAAAGCCAGCGTGGCTCGGCAAAGGCCATCCAGCGCCATTCCTCCGCGCCAGTATCCGTATTGCGGCACCAGGACACCGGAAGAACTTCCTTGCCGCCGTCCGACGTGCGAAAGCGATAGATGAACCCGAGCGCCTCGCCTGCCGATCCGCGATAGCACCACACCTTCTCTGGAATTCCGCGCCGACTGTGCGCCTTGGGCGGCTCGTCTGCTGATACTGGCGGCGTCACCGCCTTCCATGGCGAACGCTGGCCCTTGGCCGGCGCCGATGGCGCGGGCTGGGCATAGGTGCTCCGCGTGGGCGCTGCTGCGCCTGACGAGCGAACGCCAAGGCGATCCCCCAGTTCCTTGGCGGCGGCGCCCTGGTCGTTTCCGTGGAAAAGATAGGCGTAGAGCGAAACAGGATCGGAGCCCTTGTCGTCCGTGGCAAAATCCTGCCAGACGCCCTTGACCACGTTGATTGAAAAAGACCCGGCGCGGCTATCCGCCCGAGTTGGATTCAGTGACTTGTATTCCGGGCCATCCTTATGACCATCCGGAAGCCACTCCCGCAGCAGCGAATAAAAGCATTGAAGCGCCGCCGCGTTAATAGCGGAAAAATCGATGCGGCCCATCCCCCCCCCTGTCATTCTGTGCTACTTGGAGGATGTTGTGTTGCTGGTCGGTCGCTTCTCGGTGAGCGACTCCACGCGGCTCAACAACTCCGCGCCTGATGCCTGTAATGAATAGAACTCCGTGCGTATCGACTCGAACTCTTTCTCGGTCACCCGGCCGTCAGAAAGCGCATCGTGGAATGCCCGTGAAAAATCGCCCAGGCGCTGGATCATCGTCGAGAACAAATCCAGCAGTGCATCATCCGCCACGTCATCGAACGTTCCGCCGGGGATGCACACAAAATTTAACTCATCAGCCATTGCGTGCAGGATGCGGGTATCCCCCGTCAAAATTTGCATATTTAATGCCTCGCTAAGCGTCAGCTTGTGGCAGGCATCGTTTGGATTCACCTTGCCGCGCAGCACCGCGCTTGACATCCCAAGGCGTGGCGCCAAAGACACCGTGCCGCCTGGGTAATCATGGGCCGTGGCATAAGCTGCATCAATCATGTTCATTACATCGCTCCCTGTGCGTTGTTATTTTGAAGAAAATAGACCAACCTGAAAGAAAACCCGCCAGCAGCGCAGGCCACTGGCGGGTGAAATGAAGCGACAGACGGCTTTTCCCCGCAGTCTGTCAGTGCGGGCAGGGAGGTCGGTTGAAAACCGAAGCGCATTTATGAGGCGCTCCGGGTTGGAGTGGAAAGAAGTTGCTGGCGCGTGATCTGGCCATCGGTAGCGGCCTCGATGATTTCGGCGTAGCGAGTCTCTCCGGTCCATTCGGTACGAGGTAGGCGGCCTTTTGATTCCCACTTGCGGATCGCTTGATAGGTGACGCCAAGCTGCCGAGCGAGCTTCGCAAGGCCAACGATTTCGATGGATTTTGACAGGAGGTTTGTTTCCATGATGCCGAAAATAATAACCCATAGTAATCGCCTTTGTCAATTACCTCAGGTAATCTCGGCATGTCGCATACTAGTGACCATGAAAGATGCGCGGATCGCTTTTGCTGAACGGCTCTCTGAGGTTTGCTCAGATAAAGGGCTTCGTCCGCACGGCCGGCAGGCTGCAATGGTCCGCAACCTGAAGGCTTGCGGAATCGATGTGACGCAGCCAGCCGTAAAAAAATGGTTTGATGGAGAGGTCATACCGGACACAGACAAGTGCATCGAGATAGCCATTTGGGGCGACGTCTGTTTTGAGTGGCTGATGACCGGGCGCGGACCGAAGCACCTCAACGAACTATATCCATCGAGAACAATCGCCCACGTCGCCGAGGTAATGCGTGCCATGGAGCCGGAGCAGCAGTACAAGGCTGCTCAGATTGTTGATCTATTCGCACAACCGGCCTCGTCAAACGAGCCAATTCTGCCAAATCAAAGTGATCGACGGTCCAATGGCGGCCAATGATCAAGATTCGAGGGTCATCTTTATGCCAAAAAAACCAACTCCGGTATTTCCTGCAAAGACGCTACTCGCTGAGATTGGCAGCAGCCTTGATGCGACGTCATTTTTCAACGGACTAGAGCTTGCCGGTGTCGTGGCTCGCGTTGAGTACATGTCCACGACTGGGAGCGGGGAGGTTAAGCAGTTCGTGAAAATTGAGGACGGCCACTTGAATGTCGGCCAGAACAAAAAAACAATGCACGAATTCAAGACAGAGGCGAGATTCTTCAGGGATGGTTTCGAATCCCTGGCTGTTGTGTCCTGCCGCGCTTTGCTGGAAAATGCCATATCCATAGAGCGAGGGGGTAAAAGTGAATAAAATTAAATTAGTTTTCTCTGTTATTTTTGCAGTTGCCTGCTCCACTGCTGGTGCGGATGAAAAGATAGAGGTTTCGTGCGAGGAATACTCGAAGCTGGCTGGCATCGACTACTGTAAAAGCGCAAAGACAATGAAAATGACGCCCGCTGCATACGAAAGCGCAAAGCGCCAGGCGGCAAAGTCTGAACAAAAAAATAGGTGCAAAGAATCCCCTGGCGCCGAAGGATGCAAGCCTAAGACTGTCAGGCTTTGGGGTCGTGACTAGATAACGAAAAGCAACTAACTATGAAAAACCCGTCGATTGGCGGGTTTTTTTTCGCCCATAGCTTTGGCGACCGGCTGTCCTCACCGCCCCCGCATCAAATAATTACTCAGGGTTATTGACACAAACAATAACCGTGGGTTATTATTGCGGCGTCTAAACAAGTCAAGGACGCCATGATGCCAGCATCCAACGCAGCAGTCAGGAACGCCTCCCGGAACCACACCCCAGGCCCATGGAAGTGGAACGGTTACAGCCTGCGGCCGGAGAATCCGAACCCGGAAGCCCATACCGTCCACACCATTCTCGAGGTCGATACATTCGCTTACGGCTTTGTCGACAG